TGACGAAGCCTGTCTTGTAGTTTGCCCTAGAATCATTGTTTGTTGTAGTTATTCTCACAGAGTCCTCAATTTTAACCCATCTGTTACCGTCATAACGAAACAATCTATTTGGAAGGTAATCTGTCCTCAAGAAATAATCTCCCTTGTCAACACCTGAAATTGGAAATGATATTCCAAAGCCGGCAGGATTACCATTGGGTGCTACACCATCACCATCTAAGTAGAAACCATAGTGTGAACTTGCAGGTGTGTCGATTGTTGCATTGACTGTGGCATCGCTACTCGCTCTCTGTTCCTCAGTGTTAACATTCTCTGTCCTAATATTACCCCTCTCATCAATTGGAGCAACATAATATTGTTTGTAGTTGAACCCTGACTTAGGAGCATCTGATTCTGCTTGTGCAACCACTTGATCGTTTATTTCTTTTTCTCTGTTGTAGGTGCTCATGTAACTTGCCACTGAACCAGTGGTTGTTGCATCACCCAAGATATCTCTGAATTCCTGTGAGTCTACTAGAGTTTTAAGTTTTAACCTTAGCAAATGTGGCCACCATGTCTGAGAGAAACCTTCTGCGGCCCTGTTCACGTCCTCGATTACATAATATCTTTTCAAAGCAATTGGTATACTTTCGTCCAATGAATAATCTTCTTTCATGTGAGGGAACTCTAATACATCACCAGCCATTGGTTTTCTTCCAATTCTTTCAACGATATCATTCAAATGCACTGTCAAAAACAAAGTGTCATTTTGTAAGAACATTCCAAACTGTGAAAGATTGAAGTCAGCGTCTTGTACATTGTAAATGCCACGCACAGTGTATATGTCAGGTGCATACTTCCTATCTCTGTTTTCTAAAAAAAGTAAATCTTGTATGGTTGTCTCGTTGACTTCGCTTCCTGCGTAGTTGGGTTGGGTTGGAGATGCATCTCCATCCTTTTGCTGATCGCCTTGATCATAAGGTCCCAAGTATTTGTGTAAGTGTAGGTCAGTGCCACCCACCGTAAACATCTCTCTGATGTTACGATCGAAGAATTTGTAGTCATTGCCCTTTTCTGGCTTAAAAATGGATAATCTTGGCATATCACACATATTTATTGCACAGGCAAAGGCTATAAATATGAGTATGTCAGAACTACAAACAGGACAACAGGAAATATTCGATTACGTTAAAAACAACCTCGGTGAAGGTATGATTGATGTTGAATTAGACCCAAAACACTATCAAACGGCACTAGAAAGAGCAATCAACAAATTTAGACAGAGGTCATCTAACGCCGTTGAGGAATCATATGCTTTTCTTGAACTTAAGAAAGATCAGAACACCTATATCTTACCTGACGAGATCATTAATGTCAGGAATCTAAACAGACGGACAGTGGGTTCAAGAACAGAGGGCGGCGAAGGTGGTACTTTGTTTGAACCTTTCAACTTGGCATACACTAACACATATCTTCTAAGAGCAGGAGCAACTGGCGGACTTGCAACTTACTATGCTTTTGCCAGTTATCAAGAACTTGTTGGTAAACTATTTGGTAGTTTCATACAATTCCATTTTGATGTTGCAACAAAAAAATTGACAATCACACAGAAACCGAGGGCAGACAACGAGACGGTTTTGATGCACACAGACAACTTTAGGCCAGACATCACTCTGTTCAAAGACATATATTCTAAACCATGGATAAGGGATTACACACTGGCAGTTTCGAAAGTAATGCTTGGAGAGGCAAGAGGAAAATTCAACACAATCGCTGGTCCACAGGGTGGCACTTCGTTGAACGGAGATGCGTTGAAAAACGAAGGTCAGGCCGAAATGGAAAGACTGGAAACCGAGATCGGCAACTACTCCGAAGGCGGAACACCTCACAGTTTTGTTATTGGTTAATACCAAACAATATCATTTTAAATACTAGCCATGAAAAACTCCAAATACAAAAATTATTCTGATCTAACGCTAGATGAATTAGAGGTGCTTGTGCAGGAGTTAGAAAACCTCAGCATAGTTGCACTGAAACAAAAGAAGAAAAGTCTGAGAAAAACCATTCTCAAATCTGTAAAAGAAATAATCAAAGAGATTGAAATACGTTTAAAAAAGTAGTATAATATTACTATGTTAATTGGTATAGTAGGTTTGATAAGTTCTGGCAAAGGAACAGTTTCAGATAGGCTCGTAGAGAAACACGGTTACCAAAAAGACAGTTTTGCAAAAAGTTTGAAGGACGCTGTGGCATCTATGTTCAATTGGGATAGGAGTATGCTGGAAGGCGATACTGAATCAAGCCGGCACTGGAGAGAACAGCCAGACAAATTCTGGAGTGAGAAATTTGGAAAGCCTGTGACTCCAAGATGGGTGTTGCAGTATTTTGGCACAGAAGTGATGCGTGGCCAAATGTACGATGCAATATGGGTAGACAGTTGCATGGGGAGATACAAAGGTCAAAACACAGTGATCGCAGACACTAGGTTTCCAAACGAGGTTAAACAGATCAGAGCACATGGTGGCAAAATCATTCGTGTCAAGCGAGGGCAGGATCCAGAGTGGTTTGTGAATTACGTTGAGGGCAACATAGAACCAACAGGCATACATTCTTCTGAATATGCATGGGCAAAAGAGGAGTTTGATTTCGTCATAGAAAACAATGGCGGAAAACAGGAATTATATGAAAAAATAGATGAACTAATCATCAGCAACAAGATCACCGACACGCCAACCAAGTCTACGGGTGCTACGCAACCTCTGGCAATTGGCGCAAACAGTTTTTAGATTGTTTGTCGACGTGTTCCTCAAATCACCATCCACAAACAGCACGTCCAATTGTGATTTGTCCTGTGCTTTGAACCCACAGAGCTCGCATTTCTTTTTGATCTTGTAGCCTGATCGTTGCAGGACCGTGACGCCGCCTACTTTTTTTCCTGCACTCTTCCGAATACAAGTGTCACACAAACTTCGCCAATAAATCTTGCCATAACGCTTGTAAGCATATGCCCTTGGCTTTGACTTACATTCCTTACACAATGGTCTATCTTTGTATTGCATAGTTGTATTTACGTGCCCTATATAGGTACCAATAAAATGGTAAATTCTGTCGTAAAAACCATATGATTGAATAAATAACTCTAGTATATACGTAACTTGCAAGGAGAATACGAAAAATGGCATTAACATCACCAGGAGTAGAAGTTTCAGTAATTAACGAGAGCTTTTACGTACCATCAGATGCGGGTACAACACCACTATTCATAGTAGCATCAGCACAGGACAAGAACAACGGTGCAGGAGACGGCACAGCGGCAGGTACAACAACTGCTAACGCCAACACTGCTTACTTGATTTCATCCCAAAGAGAATTAACAGAGACTTTTGGAGATCCAAAATTCTACACAGACGCATCAGGAAATGCATTGAATGGTTATGAATTAAATGAATATGGACTACAAGCGGCTTACTCATTTTTAGGCATTGCCAACAGAGCGTTTGTCCTTAGAGCGAATGTAAACACATCTGAATTAGTTGGAAGTGCTTCGGCACCGACAGCGGCACCAACAGATGGCACGTACTGGTTTGACCTTGCATCAAGCAGTTACGGCATATTTGAGTGGTCGAAAACAGATCAAAAATTCACAGCACAAACACCAATATTGATAACATCAACTTCTGACCTGGTAGGATCGTCTTCGACAGGCGCTCCAAAACAGAACATTGGATCAATTGGCGATTATGCTATCAACACAACACATGTTTCAAACAAGATCTACAAGAAGACAGCAAGTAACACGTGGGTGGTGCTTGGTTCATCAAACTGGAGCACATCTTTACCTATAGAAACAGTTGCTTCTGGCACTACAGTTACTAGTGGACACAAAATGGTAATGAACGGTGTTGAGATCACAGTATCAGGTACATCATTAGCGAACGTTGCCACAGCGATTGGCTCTAACGTCACTAACGTTTCAGCAAGTGTCAACAGTGTGACAGGTAACCTAGAAATCTTCCACAATGGTAGAAACGCAGGTGACTCAACAGGTGGTGCAAACACAATCAGATTTGAAGAGAGCACTGGTTTATTAGCAAGTTTAGGAATCACAGCCGGTCTTAAAAACGGACCTAAGTTCCTACAAGCGAAACACACTGACAGACCAACTTGGAAAACAGCAGACGAAGACAGACCAAATGGTTCTGTTTGGTTCAAGACAACTTCTGCAAATTCTGGTGCAAACATCATTGCTAAGATCTACAGTTCAGCAAGTGCAAGTTTCTCAACAGTGGCGGCACCATTGTATGCCACAAACCATCAAGCGATCTACAACTTAGACGCGGCGAACGGTGGTACTTCAATTGCTACTGGAACACTTTACACACAATTCAACATCACTGAAGAAAGCATGGGTGCTGACAGTTTGGCAGGAGTAGACACAACTCCAAACGTGGGTGACTTCCAAATATTCAGATACGAAGGTGGTGAAACAATTATCAATTCTAAAACCACTTTCCCAAGTTTCACAGCAGGTGAGACATTCTCAGTTCAAGAATCACTGAAGAACCAAGAAGCATTAGACACTGCGAAGACAGTAACAATGATTTCGGGAGACGGTTCTACACTAGGTGACGCAGATGACTTTGTGACTGCATTCTCAACTGCGAATTTCACAAACCTAGAAGCATCAGTGATCAGTTCAGGTGAATTCAAAGGTGCAATCAGCATTAAACACAAACTGGGTGGTGAGTTTAGAATGGTGGACACATCAGGTACTCCATTAGCAGATGCAGGTTTCAGCACAACAACTGCACACAGTTATGGATCATACACAGCAAACAGCACAACATTGATTGATAATTTATATGACGCCCCGACAGGAGAATCATTAGACTCATCAGCCAACAATGCTGTCGTGGCTTCGAACTTCAAGAGATTGAGTTACACTGCTTCACTAAATGCTCCAACAAGCGAGCCAGCAGATGGTACTTTATGGTATGCTACTGCAACCGACGAAGCAGACATCCTGGCACACAATGGTACAACTTGGGTTGGATATGCTACAGCATACTCAACTACCGATCCAAATGGTCCACAGTTCAGTGCAACAGCACCAACTACACAGTCAGATGGTACAGCACTTGTAACAAACGACTTATGGATTGACACAAGTGATCTTGAGAATTATCCAAAACTTTACAAATACAACACTGCGGCGACTTTGAGTTCTACAAACACAGCGAACCAGGTTGCAGTTACAACATCGGGTGCGGCTTGGGAACTTGTTGACAAGACAGACCAAACTACAG